CACATCTAGCTTACCTATATTAGGATCAGGCTCATTTGATAATGCCCAAGGTGATTTATTCCCAGGAGGTGCAGCTAAATTTAATGAAGATATAAGTGTTAGCAATATTCAAGGTATTGGAGCTAATGATTATACTTCATCAATTGCTTTATTAAGTAATAAGGATGATTACCAATATAATGTTATAACAGCACCTGGATTAATTTCAGATCAACATAGCTCACAAGTTAATTTACTTATTTCTACAGCTGAAGCTCGTCAAGATTGTTTAGCCGTAGTTGATTTAAGAGGATATAATTCACAGATAGGTCAAGTTACTGATGCTGCAAGTTCATTTGATAGTTCATATGCCGCAACATACTGGCCTTGGCTACAATTAGTTGATCCTGATACCGCAAGAACAATTTGGGTACCAGCTTCAACATTAATACCTGGTGTATTTGCTTATACCGATGCTTCTTCAGACCCATGGTTCGCACCAGCAGGTTTAACTAGAGGAGGATTAGGACAAGTTATTAAAGCTGAAAGAAAATTAACTTCTGGAAATAGAGATAGTTTATACGAAGCAAATGTTAACCCAATTGCAACATTCCCAGGAAGTGGAGTTGTAGTATTTGGTCAGAAAACATTACAAAAAAGAGCAACAGCTTTAGATCGTGTAAATGTAAGAAGATTACTAATTTCTTTAAAAAGCTATATTTCTCAAGTATCTGATAATTTAGTATTTGAACAAAATTCACTTGCAACAAGAAATAACTTCTTAACACAAGTAAACCCATATCTAGAATCAGTACAACAAAGACAAGGATTATATGCTTTTAAAGTAGTAATGGATGATACTAATAATACTCCAGATGTAATTGATAGAAATCAACTAGTAGGACAAATTTATTTACAACCAACTAGAACAGCAGAATTTATTATGCTAGATTTTAACGTATTACCAACAGGAGCAGTATTTCCTGAATAAAAACAAAAGAATAGAATATTTATAATAAAATAAAAACATAAAATGGCAGTATTAGATCCTAACGAAATATTTTACACGGCATTTGAGCCAAAACAAAAGAATAGATTTATTCTTTACGTTGATGGATTCCCATCTTACATCATGAAAGGTGTAGGAGCCGTATCTGTAAGCCAAGGTTCAGTACCTTTAAACCACATTAACGTACAACGTTTTGTTAAAGGGAAAACTACTTGGAACACAATTGAATTTACATTATTCGATCCTATTACTCCTTCTGGTGCTCAAGCAGTAATGGAATGGGTACGTTTACACCACGAATCAGTAACTGGTCGTGATGGATATAGTGATTTCTATAAAAAAGACTTAACTATAAACGTATTAGGACCTGTAGGTGATATTGTATCAGAATGGATTATCAAAGGAGCAATGATTACAGAAGCTTCATTTGGAGATTTCAATTGGGATACTGAAAACGCTGCTCAAGAACTTACAATGACAGTTCAACCAGATTACTGTGTATTGAATTTCTAAAAATTTACCCAACCCTCATACCTCAAAAAATTGCTTGGCTTCGGTCAAGCTTTTTTTTATATTGATATTTATCAACGAACAAAACGTTTTAATTAAATAAAGATTATGGCCGAATTTAAATTCCCAACTGAAGAAATCGAAATCCCTTCTAAAGGATTAGTATATCCCGAAGATAATCCTCTATCTAGTGGTAAAGTAGAAATTAAATATATGACTGCTAAAGAAGAGGATATTTTAACCAACCAAGCTTATATCCAAAAAGGTATTGTATTGGATAAACTACTAGAATCAGTAGTAGTATCTAAAATTAATATTGATGATTTAGTTATAGGTGATAAAAATGCACTTTTAATTGCTACCCGTATTTTAGGATATGGAGGTAACTATGAAGTTAATATCAAAGGAAATGATGAAGTAATTGATCTTACAGAACTTGAAAATAAAGATATTGACGAATCTTCTTTCATGAAAGGGGTAAATGAATTTACTTTTACTTTACCAAGTAGTAATACTGTTGTTACTTATAAACTTTTAACAGGTAAAGATGAAAAAGCAATAGAAAGAGAATTAGCAGGTTTAAAAAAGATTAATAAAAATTCTTCACCTGAACTTTCCACAAGACTAAAACATATTATTCTTTCAGTTGATGGGGATACAGAAAAGAAATCAATTAGAGAATTTGTAGATGGTTATTTATTAGCTCGCGATTCTAGAGCACTAAGAGAACATATTAGAGACACACAACCAGATGTAGATCTTAATGTAGTTCTAGATTCAGGAGAGGAGGTAAGGGTGCCCATTGGGCTTAACTTTTTTTGGCCTGACGCCTGATTTAGCTCCACAAATTAGAGTAAATGTATTTAAACAAATCCATGAAATTTTATTTCATGGTAAAGGTGGATACGATTACAATACTATATATAATATGCCTTTATGGTTACGTAAATTTACATTCAATGAAATAAGAATGTTTTATGAAAAAGAAGAATCAGCGTATAAAAACCAACAAGAACCAGGTAAAACTTCATTAATAGATGCAGATGGCAAAGTAAATGTCCAGCAATTTAAAAATGCATCCAAAGATTATAAGGGGAAGAGCAGCTATAAATAGTTGCTCTTTCTAATATTTATAACAAAATATCTTTATGTCATCCGAACAGGAATTAAATAGAGCGGAAGAACTTCTTAAAAGACAAGAAGCAATAAATAAAGCAAAGGAAAAGCAAAGAGAAATAGATGCTGATATCCTTGGTTTATCTTCTGGTTTAGTTGACTCTATTAAAGAAATCCAAGGTATTTCTACTAGAAGATCTACATTTGATCAAAATATTCTTAAAGTTAATAAAGATATTAATAAAGAAATTTTAGGCCAAAAATCAGGATTATCTGATGTTTCTACTATTCAAAAACAAATTTCTAAAAATGCGGATTTAATTAAAAAATCTGAAAAAACTTCTGAATCAATTATTAGTAGTTTAGGTTCAATTGAAAAGAAAAGGGTTGCTTTAGCTAATGAAAGAATAGCTCAAATTAGATCCCAAAGATCAATCCAAGAAGGCATATTAAAACAAACCGAACAAGGAGGGGTATTTGCAAAAGAGGCGTATGATGCTTCTGTTGCTGAACAAGCTCAAAAAGAAGCATCTCTTGAAAATATAGTTAAACAATTAGGTCCTTTAGCACAACAGGCTGTTTTCACTCAACAAAATACTGATGAATTAGAAAGACAAAACGAACTCCGAGAAAAAGAAAAGGAAACTTTAGAAGCAATAAATTCTTCTTTAGGATTAAGTGGAGGTTTAGCAAAAGCATTTGGTAAAATTCCTGGCCTTGGTGATAAATCCGAAAAGGCATTTGGTAAAGTCCAAGATAAAATTAAAGGTATGGTGGAAAAAGATGGAATAGGTGCAATACCTAACCGTCTAACAACCGCATCTATGTTTGCTAAAGAATTTGGTACTATTCTTATGGATGCTGCTACAGACCCTTTAGTTATTATTACAGCCATAGGAGCAGCGATGCTTAAAAACAATATAAAGATTACTGAATTCTCCAGAAGTATGGCTATGTCTACTGAAGATGCAAAAACATTTGCTGGTGAATTTAGCTCAATAGCATATTCTTCTGATGATATAAATACAACTACGGCTAATTTAGTGCATAACTTCCAAGATATGAGTGAAGCTCTTGGTTTTATGGCAAAGTTTTCTAAGGATACTTTAGAAACCTCTACAAAATTACAGTATTCATTAGGAATAAGTGCAGAATCAGTAGCAAATTTAGCAGGAGCAGCTGAAGTAACTGGTGGTAATTTTGATGATCAATACAAAAATGCACTTGCTATTAGTCATGAAGCTCAAAGAGAATTAGGAGTAAGGGTTGACTTAAGAAAAGTATTAGAACAATCAGGTAAAGTAACAGGACAAATACGAGCCAATTTAGGTGGAAGTATTGAGGAAATAGCAAAAGCAGTTACTAAAGCTACATTATTTGGTTCTACATTAGAAGATGTAGCTAATATGGGTAGTAAGCTTTTAGATTTTGAATCATCAATAACTGCAGAATTAGAGGCAGAAATGCTAATTGGTAAAAATCTTAACCTTGAAAGAGCAAGAGCAGCAGCTTTAGCTGGAGATCAAGTTACATTAATGGAAGAATTGAATTCACAAATGGGTTCATTAGAAGACTTCCAAAATATGAATGTTATACAACAGCAAGCTTTAGCAAGTGCTATGGGTATGACAGGAGACCAGTTATCAGATATTCTAATGAAACAGGAAATTCAAGGTAGAACTGCTGAAGAGTTAAAGGCAATGGGTAAAGATGAATTAGCTGCCATTGTTGAAAAACAAGATGCCCAACAATCTTTTAATGCTGCAGTAGCTCAATTAAAGGGTTTACTAGCAGATTCTGTTAAATTTTTAAACCCAATTATGGAAGGGTTTTCTTTTATAGTACAAAAAGCTGTAGAATTTAAAGGTGTATTTTTAGCACTTACCGGACTACAATTAGCATATATAGGATACCAGAAAATATCTAAAGCTTTAAAAGTGGCTGACTTAGCTTTAACTAAGAAAAACTTTTTCCAAAGTTTAGGTTCATTGATAGTGGAGGCAGCAAAATCAGTTGCCAAAATCCCATTTATAGGTCCTGCTTTAGCAATTGCTGCTGGTGCTGCTATTTATGGTGCTTTTAAAGGATATGGAAGTAAAGGAGATGATGTAATGTCTCCTGGGGGAAATGCAAGCGGTTATGGTAACAGAACATTATTTGGACCTGAAGGTGCAATATCATTAAATAACAAAGATACAGTTATAGCAGGTACAAACTTATTTGACAAGGGTGATGATGTTATATCTAAAGGTGCTGGGGAAGTTAAGATCCCAACCCAAGATAATAGAGTAGGAAACGAAACTAATCGATTACTTCAAACCTTAATAGGACAAAATGCTAAAAAACCAGAATTATCCCCTGTTGGTTTATATGAAGTTCAATAATATAATATTTATAATAAAATAAAATCATGGGATTATTAGACAAAT